AATGTCAGGACAATTTCCTACAGACCCAAATTTTAGGTCATTAAACTTTAAAGACAATAGACCTACATTATTAAATCAGACTTTATCTGGTAGAAAACAAGTCAGACAAATAGGAGCTCAGTATTTTTCTTTTACAGTTGCAATGCCACCATTACAACAAGAAAAGTCTCAAGAGATATTTGCATTTCTACAAAAACAAAAAGGCTCTTTTGAGGATTTTACAATAGTTGCACCACTAGATAACTTAGGTGCAGGCAAGTCAGAGACAGATATACAAGTAGTTGGTGCACATGTATCAGGAGATGCCTCTATTGCCTTAGATGGCTTTACAGCTAGCCAGACAGGTGCTTTAAAGGCTGGTGATTTAATTAAGTTTGCCAATCATTCAAAAGTTTATATGGTGCAGTCGGATGTTGATGCTAACAGCTCTGGTGCATTAACAGTTTTAATAAGCCCAAACCTAGTAACAGCTTTAACAGACAATGTGGCAGTTATTGTAAATAAACCACAATTTACAGTTTATCTTGAAAGTAATGAGATTATGTACTCTACGGATTCAAGCGGTTTTTATAATATTTCATTTGATGTTAGGGAAGTTATTACATAATGCCAAGAAGTCTAAGTACCGCTTTACAAACCCAGGTTTCAGCAACATCTACTAAACAAGCGTTTCTAGTAGAATTAAACTTATCTACTGTTATAAGACTTACAGATTTTTATACAAACGTTACATATAATTCAGAAACATACGAGGCTGGTGGATCTTTTTTAACAGTTGATGCAACAACTGAAACAGGTGCATTACAGATAGACCAGATAAATTTAGGATTTAGTAATGTTACAGATCAGGTACGTTCTTTAGTACAAAGCGGAGCATTTACTGATAAAACTGTTGAAGTATATTTAGCCTACTTTAATGCAAATGATGCAATAGTTGGGGCTATATCTTACTTTACAGGAAATATCAGAAACGTATCTATTGAAGAGACTATTAACAATTCAACAATGCAACTTACAATTGCTAGTCATTGGAGTAATTGGAATCTTACTAAGGGCAGGCATTACTCAGATGAATCACAACAAGACTTTAGTTCTGGTGATAGAGGTTTTGAATTTGCAACCCAAGTTAAAAATGATGTTAGGTGGGGTTCATAATGTCTGCTGTTGGTGCTTTCTTTGCAAAAATAGGATCATGGATAGCTAATACTTGGGCTAATGCAACGTTTTTAGGAAGTGCTGCTTTAGGTAAAGCTATGCTTGTTGCAACAGCAGCTACTTTAGTTGTTGGTACTAGAAACTTTATGCAAATGCGAGATATGCTGGCTAAAGGCCAGGACATACTAGCTAATAAAGTTGCAGCAGGTGGCAAGTTACCAATTGTTTATGGTAGTAGAAGGGTTGGAGCTCAAGTTGTCTACATGGACACTGCATCTAATTCTTCATCACATCTATTTATAGTCTATGCGTTAAGTGTGGGCGAAGTAGAAAACATAATGCTTGATTCTATAGAGATTGATGGAAACCCTTTAAATGATCCTAATCAGTTTAGAAATGGTGGTTATATTGGCTCAGATAAAATATCCTCTGGAGCTGGTTCGTTATGTACAGCAAATCAAACCTCTGGCTCAGTAGATTTAACAGGCGGTACATTTGGAACTAACCCAGCTTTGGGTGGTTATAGATATGTCTTTAACGCACATCATGGTGCTGCATCACAATCAGCAGATCCAATGCTTAGAGCATCTATTGGAAGTCAATGGACTACAGCACATAAGTTAAATGGTGTTGCTTATATTGCAGCTTCATTTATTTATGATGCTAAAGGCCAATTCAGGGGCGTGCCACAAATTACAGTACAAGTACAAGGCAAGAAAATATACGATCAAAGACAAGATTCAACAAATGGCGGTAGCGGTTCTCAAAGACTGGCAACACCAAGCACCTATGCCTGGTCTGATAATCCAGCAATAATTTTTCAAGATTACATATTAAACAATGAATATGGAAAAGGCTTGCCAAGTAATAAGGTTAATTTTTCTACTTTTACTACAGCAGCTAATCTTTGTGATGTTCAGGTAGATCAGCCTTATTTTAATGGTACAGCAAAACCTATTACTTGGAGTGGCGTGGCTGGGGATGATTTTTTAATTCTGGCTGATGATGATGCCTGGTGGCAGGGAAAAGTTGGAGAGCTGTTAAGTATTTATGATACTAATGGTAACCAGGTTCTAGATCGTGAAGAAATACTAGCAGCTAGAAGGGATAGATTTTTTGGTAATAATGTTACCTATTACAAGTGGTTTATAGGAACTACATTAAGCTCAACTTTTTCATCACAATCAGGAACATATTTAGTAAAAACAAAAAGATTTACTTGTAATGGTTATGTTGATGGCAATAAAACTGTTATGCAGAACGCAAATGAATTGCTCTCTAATATGCGTGGTATTTTTACCTACTTTAATGGCAATTATGAACTGCAAATTGAAGATACTGGCTCTGCTACATTTAATATTAATGACAACCATATAATTGCTGAAGCTGGTATATCAGTAACTTATGGGGATAAAGATAAACGTGCAAATAAAGTTATTGTTGAATTTTTTAACGCTAATAAAAAATATGAATTAGATACAGCAACTGTTTTGCATACAGCTTCAGTTTCAGGTGAGGATTATACTTATGATGACGGAGGAGAAGTTTTAGAAGTAAGGGCTGAATTTCCGTTTTGTAGTGATCCCTATATTGCACACAACATGGGCAAGGCTATTCTTACTAGATCAAGAAACCAAACCAGAGTAACTTTCGCTGCAACTCCAGAGCTTTTTAAAACGAACGTTGGTGATATCGTGTCGCTTACATACGCTGGGCTTGGCTTTAATAATAAAATATTTAGAATTGAATTATTAGAAATACAACCTTCAGGATTATTAACTGTTTCTATGGATGAGTATTTTGATGTTTATACATGGGAAGTACCACCTCAAGAACCGCTTGAAGAACTAGCAAACATACCATCCGCATACGCAGTTTTACCACCAGCTAATTTATCTTTTACCGATACTGATAATAGTTCAACAGGTAGGCCTTTTATTACCTGGACGTTACCAACTAATTTTCCAACGCATCAATTTAGAGTTAATGTAAAAGATAGTTCTGGCAATCAGGTTAAAAATTCCATAGTAGATGTTAATAATTGTGATCTAAATTTCTTACCTGTAGATGCTAATTATGTAGCAAGTGTTACTTGTTTGAATTCAATGGGCGTAGAATCTAGTCCAACTACATTAACTTTTACTATTGGTGATGCTCCTACAGATACGCCAGATATAAAAGATGATGCGGTAACATTGCCAAAAATAGGTGCTGATGTTTTAGCTGCAATTAATGCTGGTGGTGTTGGTTCAACACAATTAATAAAATCTACAACTGCACCAACAGCAAGAAGTGATGGATCAGCATTACAATCGCAAGATTTATGGGCAGATACAAATGATAATAATCAGATATACGTTAGAAACGCATCTAATAATGGCTGGGAAAAAGCTAGAGATTCTTCATTAGTAACTTTATATAATTCATTAAGTTCAACTGTATCTACTAACACTAATAATATCTCTACAGCTCAAGGGGATATAGTCACCCTTACAACTGATACTTCAGCTAATGCTACTGCAATAACAAATCTAACAGCATCAGTTAATACTAATACAGCAGGAATTAGCACTGAACAAACTGCAAGAGCAAATGCAGATACAGCTTTAGCTTCTGATATAACATCTTTAACGTCTACTGTTAGTGGTAATACATCTGCTATTAGCAGTGAAGCAACAACCAGAGCAAGTGCAGATACAGCTTTAGCTTCTGATATAACAAGTCTAACTTCTACAGTTGGCACTAATACAGCAGCTATATCTACTGAAGCCACTACTAGAGCAAATGCAGATACTGCGTTATCAACAAGTATTACTAATTTGACTTCTACTGTTGGAACTAATACTGCATCCGTTTCAACAAACGCATCTGCAATAACAGATATAAATGACAATGCTTCTGCTGCTTATGTATTGCAATTAAATGCAAATGGAAAAGTTGCACAAATGGTTCTTGAAAGTAATGCTGATGCCGGTACTGGTGCAACAAGCACAATATCATTTTTAGCTGATACTTTTAAAATAGACAATGATGCTGGCACTAGCGTAAGTCCTTTTGTTGTAAGCGGTGGATCTGTATTTATTGATAATGCAAGAATAACTAATTTATCTGGAACAAAAATTGATGTTGATACTTTAAATGTAAAACATTTTGCAAACTCAAGTGCTGATATTATTAATCAAACTGGTGGAACAGTTCCGCTTAGGGTAACAGCAGAAAACA